ATGGACAAAGGTATAAAAATTCCTCGAAAATTCAACCCATTAGTGGTAGAAAAATTATCAGTAAAGTTTGGGCTGTCAAAAACTTATATACGCCAGTGCCTAAACAAAACGCGAAACAGCGAAACGGCTGATACTATTTGTAAAGAGTACAAAAAGTACGAAAAAGAAATCAACAACGTTTTAAATGATTCATTATGAAAGAATTAATTAACATCACAGAGCAAAAGGGTATACAGTTAGTAGATGCCCGCGAGCTTCACGGAAAGCTTCAAACAGGTAGAAAATTTACTACTTGGATACAGGGTAGAATTATGGAGTATGGTTTTACTCTAAATGAAGATTATTTTATTGAAAATCAAACTTTTTCCCAAAACGGGGAAGTCAAGACAACAACACATGGAGGGTTCCGACACAGAAAGGACTACTTCATTACTACCAATATGGCTAAAGAGTTGGCAATGGTAGAAAGAAATGAGCAGGGCAGGAAGATACGCCGTTACTTTATCGAAATGGAGAAAATCGCCCTACAAACAATTATCAAAATGCCTAAGTCTCTTAATATATATGGAATGGAAGCCCTGCCATACGTGGAGTGGTTGCTACTACATAACTACTCGGTAACCAGTGGGCAGTATCACGCACGGATACGCAAGCACCCTCAGCACTTCTACAAGGCGAGTACAGGTAAGTGGTACGTCAATAAGGCGTTCGCCGAGCAACTGCTAACCATAAGGCAAGGAATGCAGGCGCTAAAAGAAGTGAAGGGCTTACCGCAAGTACATCAGGTAACACTCTTTGAGGTTTTGGCAGAAGTAAGCGGTGAGCCACCGCGGGCAAATAATTAATCAAAAAAATAGAATATGAGAAAGTTAATAAAGAAACTTCTCGCACCATTGGTACGAGAAGTAGTTCAAGAGGAGATTAAAAAGTTAAATCAGCAAGTGCAGACTGTATTGCTTTCAGCTGTTTCCAATGCTGAGAAGAACGTGAAACTTGAAAAGAGTGCCCCTGATAATTTAGATTGATTGTTTCCTCTTCAGAGGAGAAAGCCTCTACGGAGGAAATGATTAGGGACAAACACGTCTTGAAGGCAATGTAGGCAGACAATTCTGGCTGGTCTACTTTTGTGGGGGAGTTCTCTACACTTTCACAACACTCCTTAAGAATGGCCTTTACTATAGGTGATGTATTTTCAGGCCATTTTTCTACAAAAGAATTATACAATTCCATATATGAAAAATTTGAATTAACACACAAATATATGGAATTTTTCCAAGGCGGTTGGGAACCGCTACAAATTTAACACGTAGTAGGTCGCACCTACCTTGGAAAGCAAACTTCAAAAAATAGTTTTTATGAGAAAGTTAATACAAAAATGGATTAAAAAGCAGGTGATACACCATATCAATAGAGATTGGAGCCACCAAGTGATAGAGACGAAAGAAACCCTCTTCGGGATAGTAGTCAAAAGAGAATTGAGAACAGAGTTAATGTAAAGATGTTATGAATATAAGCCAATTAACAGAAGGTACACCCCAAGATATTTCGATTAGGCAAATCTACTTATATGAAGAGAAAGGGGGAAAATCAGGGCTCGTTCGGTATATAAGAATAGAGATAAGGTGTGGAGGGGCGTTACGTTTGTCCTGTATCTATGATATAGAATACTATAACACCTCCCCCCTTAAGAAAGCATTAGACTTATTACTTGGAAATGAACAATCCTAAAACAGTAGAAATATTGGATAAGATACTTGAAAAAGTAAGTGCTTTCTCTGGGTAATCTTTAGAAAGTTGTTCTACTTCAAGCTTTAGTTTTTCAAGGTTCAGCCTAAGTATTTCGTCTTGCATTTGGAAACCTCCTTTTTGATGAAACTCAAGGGCTTCTAAATAAACAACAATGAGAATCTGAGGAGAAAGATGTCGCATATTGACATCAGAAACAAATCCTAAACGCTGAAATTGCATTAAGATGGCTTGTAACTCATTAAAAGTAGTATCTGTTTCGGAAAGTAGTTCCTTTAAATCAATGTAAATCATACTTTCAAAACATTGTAAATTACATAAGGAGCTGAGTACGCGGTCTTTTGTTTCATTATTTATCATACGGATATATTTAATTAGTTTGAGGCTACAAAGGTAGCGAATTTTTCCCTAATTCAGTAGGACTGACAGCCGAAAGGCTGGCGAAGCGAAATCGCATTAGGGAGCCAATTAAGTGAAGAGTGAAAAGTGAAGAGTGAAAAGTAAAAAATACACAAATGTACACATACAAAGAAAACATATTATCCATACCTGCACGGCTCCTATACGATGATTGGGGACTGATGAGTTATGACTACTACAAGAAGCTATGTAGCCGTGGTAAGCTCATCACTACCCAACCAGGGAAAGGTTTAGGTAATGAGGCATGGGTGTCCTTCCACGAATTGCCGGTCGTGAAAGGTGTTAATATTAAGGAATTTTGTGTGAGAATGTTGGGCAGGCCCGAAGATAGTAAGATTTTACAGAATGACCTTGAACCTCTCTTGGTGCCCGACTTGGAAGCTATTAACTTCTTTTCAGGTCACAGAAAACCTAATGGAAAGCCCCTAAAGATAGAAGAGCAAAGGGAAAAGGCTACCTCAGCTATGATTCTAAAAGCCATTGAAAGCCTCTTTAAAGGGCGTATCAAAAACCCACTATATAAAGGGAAGAAACTGGAGATATGGAAAAACATTAGCGAGGCTGTCAATACGCTGAACCCCGAACGTTGGCACTTTGACCTACCGAATAACCCAAGAAGTCTGCAACGCAAATATAACCAGTATCTAAATGAGGGATACTATGCCTTCATTCATAAGGGCGAGGGATCTGGAAATGCCAAGGTAGTAACGGAAGTAATGGAAAGGCTTTTTATATCCATTTGCTGTATGCCTAACAAGCCGTATATGAGTTCTGTGTATGATATTTATAGGCAGTTCCTTTATGGTGAGATAGAAATCTTTGACAAAGCTACTGGAGAGTTATTTAATGTAGAACAAGACTTTTGCGACGAGCATGGGAATATAGTAGAAGTCTCTGAAAGTACCGTGAAACTATGGCTAAACAAGCCCGAAAATCAGTTGGTTATCAAGAAAGCACGCAATGGAGAATATGACTTTAGCCACAAGGAACGTCCGCACGTCAATCGCCACGCACCGCTTTACTCTATGAGTAAGATTACACTGGATGACCGCGACCTAATGCACACCAAGCTACCTAATGGAGATAAAGTAATGGCCTACTATGCTTATGATGTGATGAGTACAGCTTTGATTGGTATTGCACACAGTAAAAAGAAAGACAACGAACTCTTCTTGGACTGCTTCCGCTCTATGTTTCGCTTTACGGCTCAATATGGTTTAGGTACTCCAATGCAGATAGAAGTAGAGCGACACCTTACAGGCGAACACGTGGAGGGCTTACTCAAAGCCAATAACATTTTCCCTTTTGTGCGCTTCTGTAACCCGACCAACTCGCAGGAGAAGTACGCTGAGACGATGATACGAGGTAAGAAGTACGGGATAGAGAAAGACAGACACCAAAATGTAGGGCGACACTATGCAAAATTGGACAGCAACCGCGTGACTACCCCAAAGATATTTGACGAGTTCAACAATAACTACAAGGAGGCTAAGGCTACCTACGAAGAGATAGTAGCCTCGGAAATGGAAGAGCAAACCCTCTATAACAATCAGCTACACCCCGACCAAGAGCGCTTCCCTGGAAAGACACGTTTGCAGGTGTTTTTAGAGAATGTAAATCCGAACCTACCCAAACTCAACCGAGCCCTCTTAGCGCAATATATAGGCAGATGTGTGCCTACTACGATACGCAGGAACCAATATGTAACCGTACAATATCAAAAGTACAGCCTACCCAACCCACAAGTTATTTCCCTGCTTTCCTCCTACGAGGTACAAGCGTATTACCTGCCTAATGAAGAGGGTGTAGAGGAGGTGTATTTGTATCAAGAAAAACCAATTCCTCTGCGAGTGTAAGCGCCTTAAATCCTTTAACCGAGCCAATGCCGAATGGACAGAAGAGGACAAGGAGATATACCAAGAGCAAATGCATTATATCAAGCAGTTTGACCAATATACCAAAGAAAAAACCGCTGAAAAGCTCTCAAAGGTAGGCACGCTTTCGGTGGAGAAAAAGACGCAAAAAGTAGCCGCTTCTGCCCCTATTGTAGCCTATGAGGGGCAACCCACTACTAACTACAAAGAGTATCAGAAAACGAAAACAGAAACGATAAATAAAGCCTTATTAGACCTATGATCACAACAGAACTTAAAGAGAAAATCATTTTGGCGATTGCCGAAAACAGAAAGAACTACCAATCCGATAGCAAGCACGCACAGAGCTTGGGGATTAACACAGCCCAATACAGTCGTATTAAGAAAGGCGAATTGGAGGGTGTGCTTAGCGATGCCAATTGGGTCAGCATAGCCCGCAGATTGCAAGTACAACTCAAGGACGAACGCCCATGGGTGACGGTGGAAACAGAGACTTTCCAATATATCTATCTACAACTTTCGACCTGTCAAGCTCGTTCCATCTCGGCTATCCTTTGCGATAGGGCAGGAATTGGCAAGACACACACTGCTAAAGTGTATGTAAGCAAGAACAAGAATGCAGTGTATATAGACTGCTCGCAGGTGAAGACCAAACAGAAGCTCATTCGCAAGATCGCCCAAGAGTTTGGTATTGCCCATACAGGGCGTTATGCCGATGTATATGAGGACTTGGTTTTCTATGTGAAGCAGTTGGAAAACCCACTTATCATCTTGGACGAGGCTGGAGACTTGGAGTACCACGCTTTCCTTGAACTCAAAAGCCTATGGAACGCAACCGAGTACGCTTGTGGTTGGTATATGATGGGTGCCGACGGATTGCAGGCAAAGATAGACCGCAACAAGGACATCAAAAAGGTAGGGTATGCAGAAATATTTGACCGCTATGGCTCGAAATACAGTCGTGTAAGTCCTGCCCAAGACAATGAAGCTATTACAGCTTTCCTCTTGGGACAAATAGCCCAGATAGGCGAAGCTAACGGCTCTACCTTTACTCCCGAACAGCTCTTTGCTCGTACCAAGGGAAGCCTTAGAAAAGTACGTACAGAAATAGAAAAGGTGCGAGCCGCAGAGGCGATTAATAACTAATAACTAATGACAGATAACAAAGTAACGATACCAAGGGCTTACACCTATGAGGACTTGGCGAGAAAGAAATATAAGACTTTGCCTCTGAAAGGGGGATGGAAAGAACACTTAGGAGAGATAGAGCGAGCGGGAAGTATCCTTATCTATGGGGATTCGGGACATGGAAAGAGTACCTATGCGCTGCAATTGATGAAGGAATTATGCCAGGGAGAAAAGGTGCTATACAACTCTTTGGAAGAGTGCGGAAGCCTTTCGCTACTTACTAACTTGGAGCGTACAGGGCTTAAACAGTACAAAAATAGATATTTGGTGTGTGGAGAGCCTTTGGACAAACTTATACAACGCCTTAGTCGCCCACAACAACCTAAGATAGTATTTATAGACAGCGTGCAGGCTTGTTTTAGAGGACAAAAGGCGGCAGCTTATCACGAACTTATTCGGCAATTTCCTCAAACCCTCTTTATCGGAATTTCACAAATGAGTAAGGGAATGCCCAAGGGAGCTGTAGCGGAGGAGTTTTATTGGTTTTGCCAAAATAGAGTATTAGTGAAAGACTTCAAGGCCTATATTGATAAGACACGAACAGGGGGAAATGAGTTGGAACCCTACATCATCTCCGAAAGCAAAGCAGGGGAAAGAGAGTTAAAAATGATTAGATAATAAAATATGGGAACTATAGAGAAACAAAAGACATTTAGGCATTGCCTGCTGTACTACTTAGATTGCAGTTATAGGCAATATGAAGCACTCAGACATGCATATTTCCTTGCATGGTGCCAAAAAGTGAACGAGCAAAAACGAATAGTAAGGAGGTTAGAGGACCTAACAAATAATGACTATCTCAATAATTGGTATGATGATCAGTGGCACTACTTGGTAGAGTGTAGTATAGAGCGATATTATGGCAAGGCACTCAGAGAGGGCGTCTTTGATAAGGCAGATGTAGAGCTAATGATAATGCTCTCAGCAGAGGACATAAACCATATATATCCAAAAACTCTGTTACAATTTATAAGTAATTCACGAGCAAGTATATAAGTAATAGTATAGATAATAATAGTACAATGAAACAGCTATATACAGAAGTGCTAAGGCTTGACAACTTCTTACAAGCCTTATCAGAATCAGAGCGAACAATGATACACCAGTATCATGCGGGTTACAGAACAAGTGTACCAATAGTGGTACTGACCATTTACGAATGGATACGAGAAAACAACTGGGAATCTCCTTATATCAGATACGATCAGGACAGGGTGCTGATGTGGTACAACGAAGCCAAAAAGGGATGGGAACCGATAGAGACAAACAAATTATATAAGGCAAAAGTAGAACGATAATTTTTAAACAGATAAAAAATGAAAATTATTAAAGATTTAAGCGTAACAGTAACCTACACAGTAGGTATTGGGGATGTAGAAGTCCCCGATAAGGTTTTTGAGCAATTAGATAAAATGGCAAAATATGGAATTACTATTGGACTTGGCGACTCTGATGAGTATGAAGAAGTTTTTGGATGGCTAATAGACAACATAAGGGAAGATGATGCCACGGATTGGGAATATGAGGTAGAAATAGACGAATAATAACAATTAAAAAAGATAATAAAATGAGTGTAGATTTATCACAGATGAGTGCAGAGGACTTAAAGAAGTTACAAGAGCAACTCAAAGAGAAGCAAAGAGCAGAGAAATTAGCCAAACAACAGAGCAGACAGACACTTTTGGAGCTTGAAGCAGAATTGGTAGATGATAACATTGGGTTCTGCCTTTCGCAACGGGAGGATGTAGAGGATTTGGTAGCGAAACTCTTCCAAGAGGCGAAGACTATCATAGCTCTCCGTGCCGAGCTATACGGCACTCAGAAAGAGGAACAGGATTCGCATACCTTTACCAAAGCAGATGGGTCGGCGAGTATCCGTATAGGTTGGAATGTACGCCCCGCCTTTAATGGTACAGAGAGCGAAGGACTTAAGAAGATAAAAACCTATATGTCGTCCTTGGCGGGAGATACTGAAAAAGAAAAACTCCTATTGGAGTTCCTTAATACAGCATTAAGGACAGATGCACAAGGGAACCTAAACCCACGAGAGGTGCGCAAGTTAGGCACGCTAAGGCAAAAGGCTAACAGTGCCCTCTTTAATGAGGGTATGGAGATCATAGAGAACGCCATCGTAGATATACGTACGAGTATGTATATACGTGGGTATAAGTTGGTCAAATTTGAGAATGGTATAGAAAAAAGAGTAAACTTCAACTTCTCTATTGATTAGTGGTAAGCCACTGCGGACGATTATTAGATACCCTGACCTTAGCGTGTCGTTGGTATTAAGGGGACGCCCATAAGAGACCCCCTAAGGCAGGGTTTTAAATAACCTTTAAAAGA